GAAGATGTATATGCAACGGATCTGGCAAATGGAAAAGGATGCAATCTTCCATGAGCTAATGCGGGTGCATGGGGAAAGCTCTAAGCTCTTGTTACGGGCTGAAGCCGAGATTAAATACCTTAAATCTCTTTTGGATAGTCCAGAAGATGGCGATGCAAGACATTGAGCGCTTAAACCAAGAACGGCAGATGTACAAGACTGAAATGATGAGGGCTTTGTCCTGCCGTACTAAAAAGCAGAAAATAGCCTTAGCATCCGAGTGGCGGGAAAAATACACCCCAATGACCTATGACGGGCTTATCAGCCTGGCTAAGAACCATACAGCCCGTTTAAAGGTCGCTTATTGGGATCTGCCTAACTTTGAAAACAAGCGCCTGGAGAAACATAATTGAGAACAGCAGCCGTAGTCACCGTTACGAATGGCAAACGCCCAGATCAACTTAGAAAGTGCATGGAAAGCATTGAGAATCAATCTTATCCTGTAGAACATTACATTTTGTGCGATGGCGATTGGGATAGATTTAACAAAATCTGCCAGTCAACTGCTGCTCATGTTTGCTATTGGGATGCCAAGATTGGTGGGGATGGCTGGCTTGGGCAACGCTGGTATGCTGCTGCGCCACAACTCATTACTGAAGATGTGACTTTCTTTTGCAACGATGACGATTGGTACGAGGACAACCATGTACAAACCATTATGGAGAAGATCGAGCAAGGGCATGATTGGGCTTACTCTTTTCGCAAGATATGTGATTCGGAAGGCACTTTTCTTTTTAACGATAATTGCGAAGCCCTTGGTGAAGCATCCCCCGTATGGGTAGATTCCAACCATCACTTTGTTGACTGGTGTATGTGGGGTATGAAAACCGAGTGTTTAAAACAAATATCCCCAGTTCTTAATAACAAGGATATTGTTGTAGATCGTTATTTTTATGCCCTTGCAAAACAAGCTTTTCCAAAGTTTGCTTGCACCCTAAAGCACACCTTTAACTTTAGACTAGGTGGTGGCTGCGGGGTTCAAAAAGATTTCTTTGAGATGGGCAACGCAGAAATGCTTAAACGGCACAACGGAGTATTACCCTGGGTAATCAATGAGTAAATTCAATTTAAACCAGTTTTACCACTTTTGTAAGCAGCTCAAAATTGAAACCAAAGAGCAGGGTTTACGCAAGATGGATAACTTACTCGGTACGCAAACCTATGTCATGGATGAGATCTCTAAAGGCTTAGAGGAAGATGTCCATTTCTTTGTAATCTTGAAAGGAAGGCAGCTTGGAATCACCACTATTTCACTCGCACTCGATCTCTATTGGCACTTCACACACCCAGGCTTACAGGGAACGCTTACAACAGACACAGAAGAAAACCGAGATATGTTCCGATCAACCCTCGGAATGTATATGGAAGGCTTACCCAAAGAGTACCGCATCCCGCTACTCGCCCATAACCGCAATCAGCTTTCTCTCAAAAACAGATCTCGTTTGTTTTATCAAGTTGCAGGGCTTAGAGCTAAAGGATCACTTGGTCGTGGTAAGGCGATTACCTATCTGCATGGAACAGAAACAAGCTCCTGGGGAGATGAAGAAGGATTAGCTTCCCTACTAGCTTCCTTGGCGGAAACCAACCCAGACCGTATGTATATCTTTGAATCAACAGCTCGTGGTTTTAATATGTTTCACGATATGTATGTCACCGCTAAACGGGCTAGAACACAGCGAGCTATCTTTTGCGGGTGGTGGCGCAATGAGCTGTACATGGCTGATCCGCAATCTCCAATCTACAAAGTGTACTGGGATGGTCGGATGACAGGCGAAGAAAAGGAATGGGTGCGGGATATTAAAAAGCTCTATAACTTTGAGGTCAATTCCCGTCAATTAGCTTGGTGGCGCTGGAAGATGAGTGAGGGTATTAAGGATGAAAGCCTGATGTACCAGGAGTTTCCGCCTACTGAGGACTACGCCTTTGTGATGACGGGAACAAGTTTCTTTTCTAATGCGAGGTGTACTGATGCCGTTAAACTACTTAAAAAAATTGATTGCAGCTATTACCGCTATAACTTTGGAGTTAACTTCCAAGATACGGAAGTGGTTAAATCTACTGAACGCCTGGCTACCCTCAAAGTATGGGAAGAACCTGTTGATACTGCTTATTATTGTATTGGCGCTGATCCTGCTTACGGTTCAAGCGATTGGGCTGATCGGTTTTGTATCCAAGTCTTTCGTGTCTATGCCGATGGGCTTGAACAGGTAGCTTGCTTTGCTACCTCAGAAATGAATACTTACCAGTTTGCCTGGGTAATTGCTCACTTGGCGGGTGCGTATAAAAACTCTACATTGAACTTGGAAGTAAATGGTCCAGGTCAAGCTGTCATCAATGAACTCAAGAATCTCAAGCGCCAAGCTGCTGCAATGGGTAGCGCTATGGGCAAAGACTTGATGGATGTGTACGCCAATATGCAAAATTACATCTGGCGCAGGAACGATACCCTTGGCGGAATGTCCAATTCCATAGGTTGGTTAACTACTAGCGCTACTAAGGAAAGGATGCTTTCTTATATGAAAGACTTTTTTGAGCGTGGCATGATGGATATATACGACATGGACACCATTGAAGAGATGAAAACAATGGTTCGGGATGGCGGATCTATTGAAGCATCAGGGCGCAATAAAGATGACAGGGTTATTGCTACAGCCTTGGCTTGCGCTGCCTTTGCCGAGCAAGTTCAGCCTAGATTGATTGCCCAGAAGATAACTAAGAATGTATCTCGTACTCAAGATGAATTTACCCCAGAACAGCTTACCGTTGGGCGCAATGTAAGTGATTACTTAAAGCGAATTGGAGTATATGGTCAATGAAGCCTACCCTACCCAAAACAACCCTACGCAGGGCAATTAAACGCTTTTTGCAAGACAAAAATCGTGGAATATCTATAGATTTGTTTGCACAGTTAGCTGGTATTAGCACTAGCCACCTTAAAGATGTCTTTTTGTATGAAGCTGAACCAATGACTGAGTATATTCAGCGCAGGGTATCTAAAGCCTATACAGAATGGGTAAATGGCGAGGTAGCGATCATGCAAAACCGAGATAACACCAAGTTTGTGCAATATCGCAAGGAAGCTACGCCTGTATTGCAAAAGACTACCAATTTACAGGTGGTAAACGGCAAAATCACATTGAAAATTGGGATTAAACCCAAATATGATTATTTAACAGCAACACTTGACGAGCAGCTTGAAAGGGGATAGAAATGGCGGTAATAAATGATTATCATTGTGCGGTACATGGGTATTTTGAATCAAAACAGGCTAAATGCCCAATGAAAGGTTGCTATGAAGAAGTTATGGTCGTATTTTTGCAAGCTCCTAACTTGGTCAGCGCCAAAACCAAATTTACCGATAAATCCACCAAGCAACTCGCCATCGAGTTCGGTATGTCGGACATCAAAACCACGAGGGAAGGCGAGCACCAAGAAAACTTCCTTACCCGTAAAAACAAGTTCACCGAAAAAGAATACGCCCAAGCCGAAAAGTACGCCACCCGCAAAAAAGGCGTTGACAAAGATCGAATCAAACCAACAGCGCCACAACCGCCACAAGAAGGTCCAAGAGAACCAAGGGCGGGGGATGCAGCGATCTGGGGTGGTGGACAAAACGGCATGAATATGCAATCTATCCTTGCTGGCAAGTTTGCTCAACCCGTTGGACCATCATTAGGTAAAGAAGCAGAACAAGTGGGCTTGACACCAGGACAAGCAGGGATTAAAACAGGACCTACTACTTTAGCTGGTGGTACTATGAGAGATCCTGATAACTTGCAAATCAAAAAATGAGAATCCCGTCAAATAATACTGAGCGAGAATACTTCTACCTAGACTTGATGCAAAAGTGTCTAGTATCAAAAGAAGAAAGGCGTGGCGATTATTCCACCCAACGGGCATACTTTTTATTTGGCGCTGGACCTGAAGAACCGCCAGCGTACTTTAATAAAATCAATCCCCATCTCGATCAGTTAACTAGCTTTTTGTATTCTGCTGAAACCACTCGCTTCTCAATTAACATTGGTGCTTCTGTTCCTGATATGGAACATAAAAAAGCACCTGTTCTAACACAAGCGTTAAATGATGAGTGGTTAAACTCTAATGCCGACCAAGTATTTTCAAGTGCCTTAACTTGGTCCTTGGTTTACAACAGCACCTTTATTAAGTTGGTTTACAACAACGGTATTTA